CTTCATGGATCAGGTGGTCGAGTGGTGCGCGGACAAGGGATGTTCGCTGTCGATGCCCGAGGACAGCGAATACATGCGGTGGGGCAAAGATGGACTCTGAGATGTGGATCGCTTTCGCGTGTATCGCGTTCATCTCGCTCGCCTGTCTCGCTATGGGCGGTCAGCTCTGATGTATGACTTCGATGACGACATCATCGTGGCGGTCAAACAGGCCGAATACGTTTACGAGATCACCGGGCGAGCGCAGGGCATTCTCATCGACCTCACTGTTGAGGACTGGACCCCCGGCGTCAGCTATGTCGAGACGGTAGGCGTCAACGCCACAGCCGAGCGCATGGGCGATCACATTCCTCTCGCGAACCCGAAGGCGTATCACTGATGTTGTTCCGAATCACGCAAGAGGATCTTCACCAGTCGAAGCTCAAGGGAGCAGACACGGTGAGACTCTGCGAGATGCAGGGCATCAAGCCGCGCCTTCAGACTGACGATGCCATGCGGTCCCGTACCGAGTGCAATCAGAGAGCGTTCGCGGCTGAGTACCTGTTCGCCCGGTTGTTCGGTCTCGAACCCCCCGGCGTCAACGTGGCGTCTGATGGTGGGATCGACTTCTGGCTGGGTGACATCTCAGTCGACGTGAAGTGTTCGAACAGTGAGTCAGGCCCATTGATCTTCGACTCGATGGATAAGTTCAAAGCGGACGTGGCTGTCGCCTATGGTGCAACCGATGAGCCTGACACGTTCAAGCTTCACGGTTGCGTCAGCAAGCAACTGTTCGGTCGTCAGGCATACGAGAAGGACTTCGGTCACGGTACCCGGCTGGTGATGGACGTGGCAGACCTCTCACCGATTGAGTTGCTCTGGCGTCAGTGGGTGAGGAAGGAGAAGAGCCTATGGCCCTGAAGGTGACCAGCGCAGACACATGGGTGAGTAAGTGTGTCAGAGAGGCGGCTGACTGGACCTGTTGTCGGTGCGGCAAGAAGCATCAGGAAGGCAGTCAGGGATTACACGCATCACATGGTCACAGCCGTGGCAATTGGTCAGTGAGATTCAACACTGAGCTGAACATCCGGGCCGCATGTTACGGGTGCCACATGAGCGAGGGCGGTCACTGGATATACCGGCTCCTCACTGAGCAGGAGAGAGAGCTACTCGAGGAGCTGAAGAACGACACGGCGAGAGGGAAGCTGTACCGGAAGACCAAGGGAGTCGGTGAGATAGCCAAGCACTACCGCGAGCAGTACGACATGCTCCGACAGTTGCGTGAGTGTGGCGCTACTGGTCCGCTCCCCATCGAGGACTGGTAGCCATGCCTCCTCACCCTTTCTACTCCTCGACTGAATGGAAAAAACTTCGAAGCAAGGTACGCGCCCGGTGGAAGGCTCTCGGTCTTCCTTGCGGCTACTGCGGCGAGCCGATCAATTATCAGGCCATGCCCATCGTCGACCACATCATCCCCCGGCGTGATGCTCCTGAACGCGCTCTCGACGTTTCGAACCTACAGGTGGTCTGCCACGCCTGTAACACGCTGAAGGCGCACAGCAAGGCTCCTGTCACCCCTACGGGTACGGACGGGTTCCCTCCGGGCTGGGACGCATGAACCTCGCGGCTCCCTCGGGACTTTGCCAACTATTCACACTCGGTGGGGCCGGTGCGCTGGGGGGGGAATATTCACACTTTCTCGGGTGCCTCCAGCACCGTCGGCGGCCACTTTTTATTGCAATAACCCAAGGACGGCCAAACGCCATCGCGATATAACAAAAGGAACTAAGCCATGACCAGAAAATCACGGAGCGACTCGACCAAAGAAATCGTGCGGAAGATGGGACTCGAGACCCCGGAGCCGCCGCCGGGTATCGAGCTGACTGCTGATGAGCGGATTGTCTGGGAGCAGATGATCACCATCCGCGACGAGTGGGAGATGTTCGACTTGATCCTGCTCGCCAAGGTCGTGCGGCTCGAGTGCCAGATCCGCGAGTACGATCGAGTCCTGATGAGTCGGCAAGATGATCTGATCGACGGGCTGAACCCGCAGGGATTCGACGGCGTGTTGAAGGCGCAGAACACGCTTCAAAACCAACAGCTTCAGGTTCTGACCAAGATGCGCGTGATGGAAAACCGAGGTGATCCAAGAACGATCAACAAGAAGTCGCCGATCGCCGTGATGCCGGAAGACGACAAGGTTCGGTCACTGATACCCGGAATGAAATGAGCGACGGTTCTGACGTCATCGAGTTCATCGAGACCTTCTGCATTGTGCCGGAGGGTCAACTGGTGGGTCAGAACATCAAACTCGCGCAGTTTCAAAAGGACTTTCTGATCGACGTGTACGACAACCCAAAAGTCACGCGGCGAGCGATCCTGTCGATGGGCAGGAAGAACGGGAAGAGCGCGCTCGTGAGTTGCATCTTGCTCGCGCACATTTGCGGACCGATGGCGAAACAGAATGAACAGATCGCGTCGTGTGCGTTATCGCGTGATCAGGCGGCGATTGTGTTCCGTCATGCGAGCAATATGATCCAGATGAACCCGACGCTCGCCGGGATCACGAGCATCGTGCCATCGGGCAAGAAGATCGTCGGGCTGTACATGAACACCGAGTACAAGGCGCTCGCGGCAGATGCGTCGACGGCGATGGGCGCGTCGCCTGCATTGCTGGTATTCGACGAGACGGCGCAAGTGAAGTCGTCAGGCCGGGGCGCGGACTTCCTTTCGGCAATGATGACGTCGCAAGGCGCGTATGAGAACCCGCTTCAGATATTCATCTCGACACAAGCCGCGTCGGACGCCGATCCGTTCAGCCAGTTGATCGACGACGCCATGATGTCGAAAGACCCGAAGACGATCGTTCACTTGTACGCCGCCGACAAAGACGCTGATTTACTCGACGAAGGGCAATGGGCGAAAGCGAACCCAGCTCTCGGACTGTTCCGAAGTGAATCGGATCTTCGCGAGCAGATGATGCAGGCGAGCCGCTTGCCGAGCTTCGAGCATGAGGCGAAGAACCTGTTGCTCAATCAGCGCGTCGCGCTCGAGGGTTTGGCGTTTGCTCCGCAGATCGTGGGCGAGAACAACGAAGCGTCAGACTGGCAAGTGTTCCGGGACAACGAGGTTCATTTGTCGCTGGATCTCTCAAGAATCAACGATCTCACAGCCGCTGTACTTACGACGACCGACGGTGAGTTCGTTCACGTCAAGACGTTCGCGTTCACGCCGCTTGGCGGCATCGAGGACCGGGCGAGCCGCAATAAGATTCCGCTCGTCGAATGGGCGGAGCGGGAGATCGTTTACGCGGTACCGGGCGACACTCTCGACTATCGGACCATTTGTGAGTACCTGATGAGGGAGTTCGACGAGCAGGGCATCGTCATCAGCTCGATTCAGTTCGACGACTGGAATATCGACAACTTCAAACACGCGGCGGAGGCGGTCGGCTTCTGTCCGTATGCGAAGTGGGTTGAGGTGCGTCAGGGATTCAAGTCGATGTCGCCGCGCATACAGGAACTCGAGACGGCGTTGCTTCAGAGAAAGCTTCGTCTCGACAATCACCCGGTGATGAATATGGGCCTTGCGGCGGCGGTAGTGGTTTCAGACCCGGCGTCCAATCGCAAAATCAAGAAGCCGAAAGAGTATGGGCCGAAAGTTGACGCAGTGATCGCGTTGATCATGGGCGTGTACCCCTGCGTCTATTCCGAGGAGGGTTTAGGCGATGACCTTGGTTTCTGGGTTGCGTGACTTCCAGTAGTGCGCCTTCTGTCTGCAAGTGTTCGAGCAATACTTCGCACGAGTATCTCGAGCGGTGAACACCTCGCCGCACTGGTGACAGGTGACGTCACGCAGTGGGCGAAGGAGGGCGAGGTCGCGATAGGCGCTCATGAGTCGTATTCCATCTCGGCGATGTCTTTCGCTTCGTTGGTGACCTTGATGGTCTCCCACTCAGCGCCGTTGGCGTCGAGGATCTTGAACGGTACGCCGTAGTCGACTGCGCGCTCTGCCTCGTCGATCCAGTGAGTCGAGTCACCATCGACGACGTTCGGCAGATCGAACTCTTTGCAGACCGACTTCTTCGTGACGTCGATGACGCCTTCCTCGATGTCGATGTACTCGACGGTCACGCGGCGGATGGTCCCGGAGAATCTGAATCGTGCCATTACTTCGCACCTCCGAATGGAGCCGCGCCAGAGACGCGGTTGCTCATGTTTGCTTGAAGCCTGCCGTCTTTGGTGTAGACGTGGATCGCGTCGCATCGGTCGCTGTCGAGATAGGCTCGCGCAGTGTCTAGCGCGTCGGCTTTGACTTCTTCCCACTCTGCGTCGCCGACTTGATCGCCGTTGCCGTGGTGTGCAGTGATGAGCCAGCAGTCCGACTCGGCTGAGTGGTGGACTGCGGTGTAACTCCATTTGATTGCGTACATCACTTGTCACCTCGCGAGTTGTTGAAGGCCAATCGGAATTGCTCGGGGCTGGTCGCATACGCGAGGTCGCCTTTTGCGGTGTAGACCTGATTCACGACTTTGACTGACTCGGACTTCTCCATCTTTTCGTGCGCCATGTCGATCGCGTACAACTCCGCGTCACCTTTGAGGTGAAAATACTGAGTGTCGATGTGAAGCTCTTCACACTCATGGTTGCAGTCGATGGTGACCGCCCACATACCTTCGCTTCGGAAAACCTCGATCCAGTACGCGGGGTGACCCTGATACTGGAAGACGTTGTTCATGTTCAGCTCGATTGCTTTGAAAGTTGCCATTTCTTTTCTCCTGTCGAGGGTGGGGCCGCTTACGCGGCCTTCTTGATGTTGACCAACACACGTTGGTGCAAGCGTTGAATGTTGTAGCCACCAGCCAAGATGATTTCGATCTTCACCCGGTGGCCGTCGATGATCCATTGACCTTGAAATCCTTCGCCGTAGACAGCGCGGAAGTTGGCAGAGTCGATGCTCTCGATTCCAGCCTTCTTGAACTTCTTGACGATTCGCTCGTTGCGAGCTTCGTGATTCTTTTTCAGGTTAGTGATGAAGCGAGCAATGTGTTCGGCTTCGCCCCAATCGAAGTCGCTGATGAATTGCTTGCTGTAGTCAGCCCGGATGATTGCCATCTGCTGTTGGCGCTTGCCTTGCTCACGGAAGGGGATTTCGTAGTAGTCAGACATCAGTCGTCGGTAATCGGCGCGAGCCTCTTTGACGGCTTCAGGCGCGGCGGCGACAGCGTCGGCGTCGGCTTGGGCGAATGCTTCTTGAACTTGCTGGTTGAGGTTGGTCATGGTTGTTCTCCTGTCGAATGCTGGGCATCCCTTGCCCGATGGCGTTATTTTACCCCGCTACTGTTAGGAAACACCAGACTTTTTGGTACCGCTCAAGACTTATCGAAAATCAATGACTTACGAGTGCCAAAAGCGGACAATCTCGTGAACATGTATACCAACTGGCACCGATGGGTAATCGCAGGCGAATTTCCAGTTGGCACCGAAACAACCAGACGAACGGGACTGAAGGCGATCCGACTCTGAGAAGGGTCGACGATGCGCGCAAGAAAGTCACCGACAGAACCAAGCCCCGCAAGAAACCTTCCTGAATATCAGGTGGCGGCATGACCGTCGCCGTTCAAGTCATTTGGTGCGACCTCTCGGTGATGGACGAGTCCGACGGAGCGTCGTGGTGCGCCGAGCATGACTTCAAGACCGACCTCGTTCGATACCGAGAAGACGAGGACGGCGAGACAACTCACGCGCTGTTCATCCAGTTCCCACCAGACGAGGTCGAGGAGGGAACGTGGCGTTCGGTTTACGACACATTCCCCGCCGGGATCTCTGCCACTACCGGAGATCGCAAAGCCATGAGCGAAAAAGGTCACTCAACTTTCATCATCAAGTCATTCGACGAAGAGGAACGATTGATCAAGGGAATCGCATCGACTCCCGAGGTTGATCGTGAAGGCGACATAGTTGAGCCGAAGGGCGGTCGCTTCAAGTTACCTCTGCCACTCCTCGCACAACACGATCACGCGCAACCCGTCGGACAAGTCATCTCAGCGACTGTCACCGACGAAGGCATCGAAATCGAAGCACAGCTCGCGAAGGGAAGTGGTCTTCCGTATGTCGAGCGCGTTTGGCGTCAGGTGAAAGCCGGACTCCTGCGCGGTCTCTCAATTGGGTTCATGGCGGACGGCGTCGAACCAACCAAGTCAGGGCGGCGATTCACTTCGTGGTCTTGGCATGAACTCTCACTGGTGACGATCCCGGCGAATGCTGGGGCAAGCGTGTCAACGGTGAAGCAGTACGACGTCGATGAAATTGATCTCGAAGAGCAGTTGCTCGAGTCCGAGGCCAAAGCTCTTGACGTTAAGAACACCGCGCTCGCGGCGATTGAACTAATCAACTCAACTCTCAAATCAAGGTGACGAATATGTCTATCTCAGAAAAAATCGTCGCGGCTGAAAAGTCTCTCGAAGAGCGTCGCGATTCACTGTTATCAGTATCCAAGCAATACGACGAGAACCCCGAGCCATCACTGCTCGAGGCACTCGAAGAAGCAACTGAAAACGTAGAGCTTCAGGTCAAGGAACTCGAGAGCTTCCGACGCGCAGAAAAGGCGCTCGCGGTTCAAGCTTCCGAGAAGCCTGTTGTCTCTGCTCCTGCGGTTGTTAAGTCAACGAAGAGTCGCTCAGAAATCAGCGAGCCGGTCGACATGATCGTCGCGAACGCTGTTGCTACTCTGGAAGCACACGTCAAGAAGGTTCCGTTTAACGTGGCACTCGAAGGTCGCTTCGGTGACAACGAGGGGATCAAAGCTGTCTCTCGTTACGTTACCAAGGGAATCGGCGACAGCTACAGCGACAACCCGCCGCTCGCAACTTCATTCACTCAGGGATGGGCAGAAGAGTTGACGCGAGAAGGCGTTGCTTCCTTCATGGGTCTCTTGACGCCTGACTCAATCGTTCCTCGCTTGCCTTTGCAGTCTCTGCAATTCGGCGGTCAGGCATCGATCAAGGTACCAATGCGAGCATCGACTCCGACTATGGACGCAGAATTTTTAGGCGAA